AAAAATATATATTCCTCAATTAATCTTTGGTGAACTCTTAACTTCATCTAACTATAAAAAAGATGAAAAAAGAATTGTTGGTGGTAAAAATGGATATGGAGCAAAGTTAGCAAATATCTTTTCTGAATCATTTACTATAGAAACTATTGATCATATTAATAAATTAAAATATACTCAAACTTGGGAAAAGAATATGACTAAATGTAATGAACCTATTATTAAGAAATGTTCCGCAAAACCTTATACTAAAATTATTTGGAAAACTGACTTTAAAAGATTCGGTTTACAAAAATATTCTGAAGATATGATTAATTTAATGTATCGTAGGATTTATGATATCGCGGGTATCACTGATAAATCTATTAATGTTTATTTAAATGATGAAAAAATTAAAATTAAATCATTCTTAGATTATATTAAATTATATAATCATTCAGTTAATTCTTTATCACATGAAACTATATCAGATAGATGGGATGTTATCTTCACAGTATCTCATAATGATACATTTGAACAAGTATCATTTGTAAATGGTATTTGTACTAGTAAAGGTGGTTCTCACGTAGAATGTATTGCGAAACAAATATCTAATGGTATTATTGCCGATATTAAGAAAAAACATAAGAAAGAAATAAAAGATAAAGTTATCAGAAGATATATGTCACTATATATTAATTGTGTAATTGAAAATCCTTCATTTGATTCACAAACTAAAGAAAGATGTATTACATCACAAAGTAAGTTTGGTTCTAAGCCAAAAGTATCAGCAAAATTCATTAAAAAGATTTGTTCAAATAATGAATTAATTGATAAGATCTTAGATGCTAATAATAAAAATGATAATAAAGATTTAAAGAAAACTGATGGTAAAAAGAAAAATAAGATTATTGTTCCTAAGTTAGATGATGCTAATTGGGCAGGAACAAAGAAATCACATGAATGTACATTAATCTTAACTGAGGGAGATTCAGCAAAGTCTATGGCGATTGCTGGTTTATCTGAAGTTGGTAGAGATAAATATGGTGTATTTCCATTGAAGGGTAAAGTTCTGAATGTTCGTGAAGCGAATGTGAAACAAATTAATGGAAATGCAGAGATTGTCAATATCAAAAAGATTATGGGATTAGAAAGTAATAAAAAATATACAAATATTAAATCATTAAGATATGGTAAAATTATGATTATGACAGATCAGGATCATGATGGATTTCATATTAAAGGATTATTGATTAATATGTTCCATTATTTATGGCCGGAATTATTAAACTTTGATTTCATTTCATATATGATAACACCGATTGTAAAAGTATCATTAAAGAAAACTGTTAAACCATTTTATACATTAACAGATTATGAAACATGGAAAAAGAAAACTAGTAATTCTAATAAATATAATATTAAATATTATAAGGGATTAGGAACATCTACAGCACAAGAAGCGAAACAATATTTTAGAGAATTAAAAGTAAATGATTATGCTGTAAATGATAAAACAGATGCATCAGTTAATTTAGCCTTTAATAAAGGATTATCTGATTCAAGAAAAGAATGGTTAAAGAAATATAATAAAGAAGAAATATTAGATTATAATATTAAGAAAACAACTATTGATGATTTTGTGAATAAAGAATTAATTCATTTCTCTAATTCAGATACAAGTAGATCAATTGGATCTTGTATTGATGGATTAAAGACATCACAAAGAAAGATTTTATATTCATGTTTTAAAAGAAAATTATATTCTGAAATTAGAGTTGCTCAACTTTCAGGATATGTTAGTGAACATGCGGCATATCATCACGGTGAAGCTTCATTACAAGGAGCAATTATTGGTATGGCACAAGATTTCGTTGGATCTAATAATATTAATCTGTTAATGCCTAATGGACAATTCGGAACAAGAATTATGGGTGGTGGGGATGCTGCATCATCTAGGTATATTCATACAGAAATTAATCCTATTACAGATTTAATATATAGAAAAGAAGATTTACCATTACTTAAATATTTAGATGATGATGGATTATTTGTAGAACCAGAATATTATGTTCCGATCATACCTATGGTATTAGTGAATGGTATGTTAGGTATTGGAACAGGATGGAGTACCAATATCCCTAAATTTAATCCGATAGAAATAATTAAAAATATTAAAAAGAAAATTACATATGGCCAATATAATATGATACACCCATATTATAAAGGTTTTAAAGGTGAAATTATTCGAATATCTGATAAAAATTATATTTCTAAAGGAATATATGAATTACATGATAATAAATTGATTATTACAGAATTACCTATTGGTGAATGGACTGATAAATATATTAGATATTTAGAAGATAATATATTATCAGAAAAATCTGATATGATTGTGGATTTTGATAATTATTCTACAGAAAAAGATATTAATATTAAAATTACATTATCAGACGAGTTCTTATATGATAAAAAGAATTATATAGTTAAGGATGGATCAAGACCATTTGAAAAGAAACTTAAATTAATTACTAGTATTTCATTAACAAATATTCACGCATATAATAAAGATAATGTAATAAATAAATATGATTCACCATTTCAAATATTGGATGAACATTATAGAGTTAGAACATCTTTATACATTAAAAGAAAAGAATATATATTAAATGAATTAAAAAATAAATTATTGATTTTAGAGAATAAAATGAGATTTATTAATGAAGTTATTAAGAAAACTATTAATATAGCTGAATGTAGTAAGAATGAATTATTAAAACAATTATTTGATAAAGAATATAATTTATATGATTCCCAGAATAATATAATATCTGAAGTAAGTGAATTTGGTATAATTAAAAATCAATATGATTATTTAATTAAAATGCCGATTTATACCATGTCAACGGATAAGGTTGAAGAATTAAATAATGAATTATTAAAGGTAAGAGAAGAAATTGATATGATATCAAATAAAACAATTAATGATATGTGGATAGAAGAATTAGATGAACTATTAGAATATATGAAAAAACATAGAAATTAAATATATTAATAGTATATAATTATGAGTAATAATGGTTCATTGACAAACTATTTTAATTTAACGGCAAGTAATAGTAATGGTTTAATGCCCGATATATATAAAAATAAGAATAATTTAGATAATATTATGGTTTCTAATGATATTACTTTAACACCGGGTAAAACAGTTCATTGTGCTGATAATATATTAAGTGGTGTTTTAGAAGAAACATATTTAAGTAAATATTTTTTTTCAGATGATAATGTAATGAATATTCAAAAATTATTAAGATATGAATTTTATAAAAAAAAGAACGCTAAAATTGATTATCAATCCAATACAATATTATTAACAATAATGAGAGGTATATATTTGAAATATAGTAATTCGGCAGCGAGATCTTTGGATGAAATTAAAGAACAAATTCAAAAATTAAATGATATGGTTGTTCAATATGGTTTAGGTAAAATATATAGTAATTATGATATGCATAATAAATATTTAAGTGATATGAGTACATTACCTTCATTAATGGATCATCCTCAAAGTAATTATACAAATAATACTACATATGATTTATCAGAAAGAAATAATATGAATCCTAATTAATAACTAGTATAAAGAATTAATTATAATAAATATATGAATAATTTACAAATTAATGATTTTTTTTTAAATAAAAAAGAAATAACTTTTTTAAATAATTGGGTAAATAAAGATTATAAGAAACAATTTTTATTTATACATGGTAAAGATTCTAGTGGAAAAACCAGTTTAGCTGAATGTATTCTAAATAAATATAAAATAATTCATATTAATATTGATTTTTTTAAAGGAAAAGTTAATATTAAAGAATATATTGATGAAGCATTAGGTAGAAAAAATATATTAATGATGTTTAATAAAGATTATCAATATAATGCAATTATATTTGATAATTTAGAATTATTCTTAAAACATAATAAGAATATTTTAAATGATATAATATCATATATATCTAAATTAAATAATTATAAACAAAATCACCCTATAATATTTATATCATCTAATATAAATCACAAGTATTTTAAGAAAATATTATCTAATTCTAAATTTATAGAAATAAATTATTCACATAATAATATAATTGATATAACAAATAAATATTTATCTATTAAAAATATAAAATTAAATGATGATAAAATAGAAGATTTAATTAAAAAATCAGATTCAAAAATAAATAATATAATATCAAATATAGATATATTAAATCTTAATGATAATTTAAATGATTTGTATGATTATGAAGATACTTTTATAGATAATGTAATAAATAAGATCTATAATACAAATGATTTTTCTGATATAATAAGATATTCACAAGGAACAACTAATTTATATTTTGATATATTAGATAATATACATTATATCACGGATGATTTAGATAAAATAGTTAAAATATATAAAACAAGTTATTTAGCCGAGAATGTTAATACTTTTTATATAAAGAGACATATGGATTTATATGATTTTTTCACATTATTGTCACTAATTTATCCTAAATATTATTTAGAGAATAAAATAAATTCAGAAAAGGTTATAAATAATAAATATATAAGTAAATCATTAATATATATATCGAATGAAAGATTTATTTATAATAATGATTTAAATATCAATATCTTATATTTAATAAATAAATTATGTGATAAAAATTTCGTTGAATTTTTAAAAGAAAAATATAAAGTAAATACTAATGAAATTAAGAAATTAACGAATACATATAATAAAATTATAAATTTATAAATTTGAAACTTTGTAAATTTTATAATATTTAAGTATAATTATAATAATAATTGTAAAATGAAAGATATTAAAATTGTAGCAAGTGAACTATCTATAATTACAGGTCATAATAAATATGAACCAATTACTAAACCTATTGATACTGTATTAAATAGATCAGGTATTGTTAAGAAATATATTCCTAAGTCTAAGATAGAAGAAAAACTATTATCTTTATCAGATGTAGATCTTAAGAATATTAAATTAGAACTTAATATTGATGATAAAAGTTCTCTAAAACAAGTTGAAAATATGATTAAGAAACAAGTATTAGCAAAATCATTAAATGAAAAGATTTCTGAGGATATGTCTAAGAAAAAGGTTGATGAAGTGATTAAATCTATGCCAACTGTAAGTAAATGTTTAGAAACATCAGTAAAGCAAGATTTAAGAATGAGAAGAGGAAATATTAAAGAAGATAATAATTTAAATAAGACACAAGTAAAACGTAATATTGTAATTGATAATAGGAATGTTCAAATGTATGAGAAAGTATTATATATAGATCCGGATAAGAAATATCAGGTAATTATCAGAGGTAAAATTGATGGTATGAATGATGAATATTTAGTTGAAACAAAGAATAGGACTAAACGATTATTTAATATGATCCCTGATTATGAAAAGGTTCAATTAAACGCCTATATGTGGATGACTGATAAAGAAAAATCATTACATATTGAATGTTATAATGAAGATAGTAATGAAGTTGAATATGATTTTGATAAGTTATTCTGGGATGAATGCTGTGATAAAATTATGGGATTTGTAAATGAACATATCGTAAATCATTTATAGATATTTATTAAATAACATTAATCATTTTTTTTATAAATTATTATATATGCCAAAAAGGACTAAGAAGAAAACAAAGAATAAAACAAAAAAACAACGTATAAAAAGTAGAAAAGTTTATAAAGAATATGGACCAGGATTAAAATACTTAATATTTGATGGGAAGAAAAATGTATTTAAATTTATAAAAAATTAAATCATTTATAATGATATTTCATTAAACCTAATGTTGAAGCGAATGAAAATATTAATGTCCCAGTTAATATAGGATAATATATTTCATTTAAATAATAATATGATATCCATACAATATCTGATGTTAATTCAAGTGATAACATAATCCATGATATTTCTACTTTTTTATCTTTATAACCTTTATATATTTGTGGAGTATAAATACTGGTTGTTAAAACTGTTCCTAATATTCCTAATATAGATGTTATAAGATTATATTCTTCTAATTTATTATCTTGTATGATTGTATTATTCATAATTTCATAATAGATTCTTAAAATATACTTAAATATTTAATATTTAAATTTAACATTATATTTTTTAGTAATGTGATTATCAATTTTTCTAGTGGGACCACCTAAAATATATGAATACATTCTAGCTAATCCCCATGATTCAGCAGTTTGATTAGGCCGAGAACCAGAAGAATAATATGCACCCATTCCTTTTCTTTTAACCGCAGATAATGCAGGTTTAGGAATACCAGTGGCATCAGATATTTGTTTTAAGGTTTTTGCTTGAGGATGTAATTTATGAAATTTTTGTGTCCATGAAGATTTCTTTTCTTTAAAAGATTTTAATTTAGGTCTAGTAAAATATTTACCTTTTTTATAAGATTTTTGTGATTTTTTTAATGATCTTAATT